TTTTTTTTTTTTTTGAAATATCGGCAATATAGAGCATTTTATCTGTTACATCGGTTACAAATCGATTTTAGGCTTGTAAACGCTGATTTTATCGGCATTTAGAGTGTAACCAGAATTTCAAAAAACTGGTTACAAATGCGTTACAAACTGGTTACAAAGGCAATTCTGGTTACAAATTTACCACATTAGGTTACAAAATGAGGGTTTTGGGTCTGATTTTTGGGGAACGATCTTGTTACATTGGTATTGAAATTTTCCCTAACAACTGGTATGCTTTGGGATAAAGTAGTGACTATTAATCACAGGGTTGTGAAAAAAACACAAAATTTTTAGACGGTTAGTCCTTCATAATGTCAAAATAATGGGGTTACCCTCCCCTATTTATAGTTATAAAATCATAAGTATCAAGCAAGACACAAATACCGCAACAAATACCGCCATCACAACAAACAAAATTATATTTGTTATAATTATTTTGTGTGTATAGTGTTAGTGGCTTTATATGGTCATTTTTGCGGCTATGGTGGCGGCTATTTTTTTGGTGGTTGCGTTGTGGTGGTTGCAACATTAATAAACCACGTCAAAAAATAACCATTTTAAACACCTAAAAACACAACCCCTAGCAAATACACCACCGCAAGTATAAACACGCCATATAACCGCCATTTTAACCGCTAAAATAATAACCACCAAAAAAGATATACCACTAAAAACGGAACACCAAAAAAAGAACATAAAAAAAAAGATTGATTTTAATTGATCAATCTTTTTTAAAAACTTTTTTAATTTTATCATTATTTATCAAAATTTCATCGATTAAAGTATTTGCTATATAAAAATTTTTTGCATCACTTTTTTTAAATAAATTATTTTCAAGTTTAATAATTTTGTTTAATTGTTTTTTAGTTATAATATAATAATTCATAATTTTAACCACCTATTTTAATAATATACACGTTGTTTGCGAATCTCCAAACCATAATAATTATAATAATTTTTATATACGTTATATAGATATTTGATATTAAATAAAAATTTAGATTTTGCAACTTGTTTGAATCCGTCACGTAAATTATTTACAAACAATATATATTCATAATAGTAATATTTATCACGTTTTTTCATGTTTTTAATCTCCTATAATTTTTTTAATTTGTTTATCACTTAAATTATAATTATATTTTGCTTGATCTATTGTTATAGTATGCACAAAATAACCATAATTATATACGTCTATCATATTTTTATTATTTTGATCTATTAAAATAGATTTTTTTAAACTTAATCTATAATTTGCTTTATAATCCATGTTTTTATAACTCCTATTTATTAATTTAGTTTTGCAAGTGTTAGATCATAACTATAACCGTATTTTTTGTGTAGCGGTATAATTTTAATAATTGTGTAATCACTTGTATTATTTGTGATCATTCTTAAAATTTGATTTTTTTGTTTTGACGTTGTTTGACTATATTTATTTTGGTTATCATATAAAATTTTATTTTGGTTATCATATTGCAAAATACATGTATCATAACTATATATGTATACGTTATTATTTGATTTTTTGATATATGCTTGCTTATAATCAATTTGGTATAATTGATCATTTTTTAAATTATTAAAATTGATATTGTTGTAAATATGTAACATGTTTTTAATCCTCCAAAACTCCTATAATTTGTTTAGTTGCTAAAATTGTATATTGTTGTAAATTGTAGCATAATGATTTTTTAATATAATCAATTATAAAATCAATTTGATTCGATTCAATAATAGTGATTATTAATGATTTTTCACGTGATCCGTTCCAAACTCCTATATTATTATTTTGTATGGTATAACCGCTTAAAAATGGTTGAATAACACTATTAATAATTTTTATTGATTTTTTAAAGTTTAATTTTTTATTGTTTTTTGTTGTCAATCCTATATATAAATTATATTGATATTGTTTAATCATGGTTTGAATCCTCCAAAATCATCATATCTAACAAATTGTTAATGTTTGTTAAAATGATATTTTTTAATTGTTGTTTGTTTAATTGTTGTTTGTTTGCTTGATCCGTTAAACGTTTAATAGTTGTTTGACGTAAAACGTCTAACAAACAATAATTAATATTGTTGTCGTTTGCTAATTTAATAATGTTTTGTTGTTTAAATTTGATCATATCCACACACCTCACTTTTTAAAATTTCAAACATTTTGTCATTAATTTCACGTATTTTTTGAGTAATCGCAACTGAATAAACACCATATTTATTCATTAATTTGTTATCGATTCTATTTAATTCGTCACGTTGTTTTTTTAGCTGTTCATATTCGTTCATTTTATCCATATTTTAAACCCTCCACCGCTTTTTTTATTTTGGTTAACCGTTGCGGTGTTGCGGTTAACTGATCCATATAATAAATAGATTTTGCAACGTGTCAAGCGATTTTTTTAAAATATTTTGATTTTTAACGTTTTTTTGTGCAAATTATACATAAAAAAATAAAAATCACTATTTTTTTAATGTTATGTTTTTATAACGTCAAACCACTTTATAAAATATTAAATATTTTATAAACAAAATCACCAAACACAAAATAAAAAAATTATGTTATATTTGGATCACTTACGGATCACGTCACCACGTGCAAACGTTCCAAACGTTGCAACACTTAAAACGGATCACACACGCAAGCACACGCAAGCACGCAAGCAAGCGAGTGCATACACGCACACGCATACAAAATCGAAAAATCGATAGAACGATAGAACGAAAAAGCGATAGAACGAAAATTCAAAAATCGATTGATCGATCAGCACCCCAGCTGAAAAACCGATTGATCAAAAATTGAAAATACGATAGAACAAAAAAAACCACTCATTGAGAGTGGCTTTCTTTTTGTTCTTTTAATTTATCTAAATATTTATCAAGTGCGATGTCTTTCCAATAATCATTTCTAAACGTTGGATCTTTTTCATAAGTTGCAAGTCGTTTTTCATAGTTTGCTTTTGCGATTTCAATTTCAATATTATTCGACATTTTATTGTCTCCCCTTTGAGTGTGTTAGATATAAAAATTTTGATTGTTTACAATTCTCTTAAATACTGCGATGCACTCATTATAAAGTATATCACTCTCTGCGATCTCTTGAAAATCTTCTTCACTGGCATTGTTTGGTATTGCTACACTCCACCAGCTTGACAATAAACTGGTATCACTGCAAGTCATCAGCAACTCACTCATCTTTTTCAGTTGGTCAATTCGCATTTTAGTTATAATAGACATTTTCAACACTCTCCATTTTATATATTATAGTTCACTATTTTCAAGTTCGTCAATTTCGCTTTGAATACTTGCGATTTTATTTTCTAATTCTTCAATTTCCCACTCTGCACTTGTTTCTAAATTTGCATAACCGTCAAATCTAAAATAATCATCGCAATAATGAAAATTTCCATAAAATACTTTTTGAGCAATTTCAAGTGGTGTGTAACCACTCATAATCTCGTCAAATTCTTCCATTGAAACCCATTCAGCAAGTTCGTCATTAAGTTCTTCCAATCTGTCTTGTAATTCTTCTAATCTTGTCATTTTTCCGTTCCCCTTTGTCACTGCTTGCCTACTGGTCAAGTCTTATGTGATTTCTAATAACTTTTTATGTGATTATTTATCACTTCTATAATATATCATGATTGAGATATTAAGTCAACACCTTTGCGATAAATAATCACACCAAAATTATAAATTTTTAAAATGATCATACATTTCTCTATATTCAGCAAGTAACGCATCGCCAGCAACTGCAATTTCTTTTTGCTCTTTGGTGGCTTTGCTTTTGTTGTTTTTCAATTTCCAATCATCAACCAATTCAGCTTTGCGATCTTCGATCAAGTTATCAATCGCACCCAAGATGCAACTTTGGTATCTATAACACTCCCAAGTTCTATTATAATATCTTATTTTGTTGCTGGCTAATCTCTCAAAATCTCTCACAATCTCGCAAGTGTGACCCCAACTGGTTCGAGTTTCATAGCTGTCTGCATAAATCTCATAATTTTTAAAAACAAATTTTTCCACAATTTTAATCTCCTACAATTAAATCATTTTCACAAATTTGATATACATATAATGATCTACAAAATACATAACTATAATTGTCAGTATAATGTTTTATAATAAAATCTCTTTTAGATTGAAGATCACAATTTGTATAATATAGATATTCCACATCATCTTCTGCAATATATGCTATAATTTCATCACATAAATCATCAGTTGTTAAATCAATAACAAACCCATCTAATCTTTCAAAATCTAACATAATTCCACTTTTCTCCCATTAAAATAAAATTTACTTAAATCGTTTTCAATTTCACTTTTGTTATTTTCTAAAAACTTTTGGAGTGCATCATAACCACTCATCGTAAAATCTTTTAATTCGTCACTATATGTAAATTGTCTATAAACATATTCACAAATTTCATAAGCTGTGTCACATTCAATTCCATTAAGAACATTGTGTAATAAGTCATAACCCAAAACAAAAATAAAATAGTTTTCAGTATCAACTGCGTTGGTTGTTACTGGTTCATGAGCAACTGGCTCATCTAAAAATTCATTTAAAAACTTTTTGTTTAACATACTCTTAGTCCTCCATATCGTCATTACAAAATTCACATATAATTTTATTATTTTTTTTCTTATAAATTACACCACTGAAGAATAATCTATCTTCAAAATCGCTATAATACTCAATCGCTTTTTCTAAATCATCAAATTCTTCAGCCCAGTTTTCACCTTCATTACAATCATCAATTTCTACTATGTATTTTTCCATTTCAATTTCCTTTACAACCAGTTAAATTTTTTGAGTGTTCACAAGTGGTTGTGACTTGTAAACACTCATCATTATAGTCATATAATTTTACTTGTCAAGTGTTTTTTCTAAATTTTTTGAAAATTTTTTAATTTCTAAAATATCATATCTTTCGCCATTGTAATCATAGAAAATACATTCAGCATTATTTTTACTTTTTGCTTTCATCAACATAGTGTCAATATCATAAGTGTATAGATCTTGGTATCTAATTTTAAAAACCATTCTCCTAACCCTCCAACCATAAAATTATATCAAGCTCAGTTTGCAAATCAGCTGACTTCATCTGCTCATCAATCGCATTGAGTTCTTCATCACTCATCGCATACAAGTCAGCCAGTAACCTACCATAAAAACCTTGCGAGCTGGCTAAACTCTCACATAATTCAATTAAATCTTTTACACCCATTATTTTATTCTCCTTTTATCTTCGTCAATGCACATCGCAAAATATTCAAAAATATCATCAAGATTAATTATTTTTTTGTATCCGTCTAATTTTAACCAGTCAATATCCATATATTTATAGTCTAAAAACGGATTAAACTCACTATTAAAACAATATTCAGTTGTTTCTTTTACATATTCTATAAATGGTTTTGGTAGTGGTAGATTCTCATTGTAATAATCTTCAAAATCATCGGTATAATTTATAATATAATCGTATACTGCTTTTTCATAACTTTTCATTTTTCTATTCTCCCATAATCTCATTATATTCTTCTTCAGTCATACCCAACTCATCTAATAAGTCAGTATCTTCAAGTGAAACATCAATTTCATCAATACCAACATGATATTTCAACAAATCAACTGCATTGTATAATAGTGTTTTAAGTCTTTCCACTTTATTGCTATTGAAAAACTCTTTCACAATCTCATGCACGTCAGCAACAAAATTATCAATGTATTTATTGTCGTTCTTCATTAAATAATTGATAACCAACAATCGATCATTTCTAATCAAGTCTAAAGTTTGTCTCATTTCAAGTGCGTTGTTGCATCTAATCATTTTTGAGAATAGTGTTTTTCCATTCTCGTTTTCAACAAGTAACATATAATACTTGTTTCCGTTCTTTTCAATGCAATCATTAATCGCATTGAAAAATCTCAATGTGTTTTGTTCCATATAATTCTCCTTTGTTTCAATCGTTGCGAACACTCGTTCGCTTGAAACTGGCTACACTATACACCCACCATAGAGAAAAATCAAGACCATTTTCCAAAATAATTTGTTTTTGTATAATTTGCACAAAAATCTAAAAACCACCTTGACTTGCTTGACATAAATTCCGCTAATAAAGAGCTGTGAGCATAACCCACCAGTTCGCACTGGTTGGATCGCACTGGCTGGATCAGTGGAGCGGATCAGTTCGCAATAATATGATAACGCACGCAAGCGAACACGCACTGGCACACACTGGCACGCATACTCACGCACGCACGTATGCACGTATATACGCATACATGAGAGATTGAAAAAGCGATAGAACGATTTTGATCTGGCGATGTGTGAAAAATCGAAAACTCGATAGAACGAAAAATCAACTGACCGATTTTTTACACGTGCTGCTGTGAATCGAAAAACCGACTGACCGAAAAATGAAAAACCGATTGACCGATTTGAAAAACTAATAGAACGAAAAAAGACAGCTGTAGTAGCTGTCTTTTTCTTAGGAGAAAAATATTTTACGGTTAATGTGGTGGAAATGGATGGACTCGAACCATCGACCGCTGACTTATAAGATCAGAACTCTAACCGACTGAGTTACATTTCCATATAAGGGTGATTAACACCCTTTAATTAAATCTTCAATTTTATATGGTTCGTCATCTTCCCATTTAACGAATTGGAATAGGTGGGCGAATAATTCTAATTCCTTAAAGCTAAGATGTGTATTATCCCATATACAATCTGTTTTATGTGGTTTTTCCCTATATACATATAACTCATCACTTTCATCTCTCGCTATGTATTTGTACTTTTTATCAAGTGATTCAAGAATAGCTTTTTCAGCATCTGTGAGAGTTGGTTTTTCTTTTTCTTTGCGTTCCCAAAGTACCTTATCATACTCATCCCAATAACGAGTAGCGGCTTTGTATTGAAGGTCTAATTCATATACCTTCATAATATCCATGTGTGAAAATGATTGGAGACCAAATTTCAAATTTTCATCATAATCATCTAATTCACACCAGCCATCTTTCGATATTAAAATGTCACCTTTTTCAGTATCTTTTAACACTAGACTTTTTGTGCCATTTCTTTTCTCAACTAACATTCCAGTTTTAAGATCCGATTTCTTCATATCAACTCCTTACACTCTATAGAAACAATAACAATCATTGTTCTTAACGACTTTTGTAACAATATCTCTGGTGGTTTGGTTTCCACTCCACAAATACATAACATACTTAACAAAGTTTGTGTATGATTTGTCTGTTAAAGTCAATACACTCTCTTTCTTGTCATAGATGTTTGCAACAGTGACTTCTTTAACTCCCTTACTCAATTCTCGATGATTCAAAATTCTAACTTTCATAACAACTCCTTCCTAAAATTATTCTGCTAAAGTACCATCGCAATTTAGAACGCCATATGATACTAGAATGTCTCTCTTTTGCTCGAATGTAGTAGCAAGTTCCAACACAGCTTCGATGTCTTTGATTTTTTCATCGAGTTTAATAATATCATCTTCAACTTCAAATTCGAGTCGATTCAAATCCTTGTTTACAGACTCCATATTGGATCTAAAAGAATCAATATCGATACGAACATATTCTTTAACATGTTCTGGATACTCACATCTTTCTGTTGCTAATCGGCTCAAGATGGTGAAGTCTGGATCGTATTGTAATATGGCGTTACGTTTGTCTCCATAGTCTTCTCTTAATTTGGCAGTTTGTTTTTCTCTATATCTCTCTAATAAATCAATCATCTTATTTTCCTCTTTATTTTTATTTGTTGTTATATCTGATACTCCGCTTATTGGTTCACCCCATATAGGTATAGTGTTGATAGTATCACACGTTATGTATTTTGTAAGATTCTCAAGTGAATACTTCACAGCATCCACAGCATCACATGTAACTATTGTCCCCATAATCTCTCCTTCTAAAATATTGGATCTTCATCCCTTCTTCTGCAGTTTTCGATATGAGTGACGATTTCCAGATTATCCACGCTGTTACAACTTTTGTTCCTATTCACGTGGTCTATACTAATCCCATAATCTCGTAGTTTGCTCGATGGATCACAAGGTAATCTATTACCAAGCCTATCTCCAAAGAACTCAACTACTTTGATGTGGGTGAACACTTGCTTTCTTTTCCCATGGTGGCGAAGCTCAACTCTATAATAACCAGAGCTGTTGATGGATTGCTTCATCTCTTTATTCGACTTTTTACTAAACCATTTACCAGTGTTCGATAGTTTGTAGTCGTCATCATAATCTATCCAAGTTTCAGTCATATCTCCTCCAGAAACTGATTGTATTATACGGAATTTCCAGAACTTGTCAAGTACTTTTCTAAAAAAAGTTCATAATTTTCACGAATTTTTTGTCGGTTTGTGTTAAAATAGGCACATAAATCATCCATAGTAGGTAAATTTTCATGGTGTTTATACTTGTTATAAATGATGATCCATCTATATTTGTATCTATAAAAACTTCTTTCACTTATTCCAAGTCGTCTAATTAATTCTTCTCTTTCGTTGAATGATGACACGATGTCTGACTCAAAGATGGGGCAGAAATTGATTCTGTTATGGCGATCTAATTTCACCCCATCTGGATATACAAACTCTCTCACCCAAGGACACAAATTACCATTAGTTGCTTTACGACATTTCCAGCATAATTGTTCCATGACTAACTACTCTCCCTTTACATAAGCCTTAACTACCGAGCCATTAAGACGGATACTCTTACTTTCAAAACCAAAGTATTTTTTAACTTGTTTACCAAATTCAATTTTACTCATAGGCTGCATGCCATTTGTAATACAATATTCCATATACTGTTTATAAACATCTTTAACAGATTCATTTTCAATCTTTGTATCTTCATCCTTGAAGAATCCTAAGATTGGATTGTTAAATTCTTCGTATTCTTCAATCTCGTGTTCTACACTCTTACACTCTGTAAACTTCTTATTTGCTAACACCCTTCTCAAACCTTCGATACCAAGTCTCAAGAGATATTCCATAGCTTCTGGACTTCTCAACTTATACTTAATATAAGGGTCAAAATCAGTGTTCTTAGCTGTGAACTTTGCATTGAATGGTATAATAACCAAACGTCTCAAAACAGCTCCAGTTCTATCCTTAATTCTTGGCATATCGTTAGCACTGAACATGAATTTACAATAGCAATCAAACTCAAACAAATCAGTGCCTTTATTTTCGGTGTTAATTCTTCCACCAGTTACAAGTTTCTTGAACATACTCGAATCTTTAATGAAGTCATCACTAATATCATCGCCTATATTAGCTAACTTCCCACTTAATTGAGCTGGTTTGAATCGTTCACCAAGCTCTTTCAAGTCAAGTGATGAAATGTTCTCCATTCCAAGTAGGTTATTAACCATATCTAGGAATGTAGATTTACCATTCGCACCACCACCCAACAAGATAAATGATTTACCTAACTCGTTTCTTCTATAGAAACAATAACCCACAGCTTCTTCTAACAAAGCTCTTACATTTGCATCTCCACATGCTATATTGTTTAAACAATCATCAACTACTTTTGAATAAGCATTTGGGTTGTAGTTCCAGTCAATTTTGTTTGTTACAATCTTGTCTGGAGAGAATGAAGCCACGTCATTTGTTGTTAAATCATATACACCATTCTTAAATGCTATGAGATTAGTGCTATCTATTGTATAATCTTGGTCAATCAAGAGATCCAAGTATGATAATGTTTCATCTCGCTTCGTTCTGTTTAGCTGTGAGATGTGTTGGATCATAGCTGCTTTAATATCTCTTGGATTGTTAGAGTACACACCATCTTTATATATGTGTAATTGACCATTCATTTTAATAATGTGGTTTGTGTCTTTTAAGTAATGAGCAAACTTATCAAAGAAGAAAGTGTTACCGTTAAAGAATGTTGGTTTAGATACTGTGAAACTTTCATCTCTGGTGATGGTTGCAAATTCTTCATCAGTTACTGGTTTATCAAACACATATTTATTTATGATTGACAAAACGTCTATGATTTCTTCTTTTGTAAATTTATTCTCTTGAAGCGGCAAGATATAAGAAAACAGTGTATTGTTTCTTCCTTCACCCTCTTTAAGATTCATCAAATCGAATTTACTATCTAATGGTAAAAAGATTTTAGGTACTTCTTGGTATTCTTCTTCTGGGAATTTGTCATAAATAATTTCACGTTCTTTACCATCGTATTTGCAAATAGCATACGAATTTTTTAAACCACACTTTATATCACACTTAAGTCCAACAGCTAATTTAGTTCCAGTGAAACACTTTTTGATTGCACCATTTGTATTTTTGAAAAACATGTGGTATCCCCTAGTTGTTTTAACAACTCGGCATCTCATCTCTAATGCTTCCACTATATCAAGTGCAATGTTGGCTGTTTTCTCATCGTCAAAATCTAAAAGCACACTGTCTGGAGCTAGAACACCAGCAAATTCGTCAAGATCTTTTACTTCTTCGTATGTTCGTAAAGGAACATCTTTAAATTTGTCGATGCACTTCTTCTCATGTGTTCTGACGAATCCTCTGAAAAAACTGTTCATAATTTATCACTCCATTTTTATACCAAAATCTTCTAATCTCTTTTTGGTGAGATCTATGTACCATTGTTTGTCTAATTTCCAATTTACTTTTTTGTTTGTCACATCACCATTGTCAATGAAACAACTCTCTGGGCAATTACCAAACTTCTCATTTGTTGCACCTTCTGTTTTACATTTTCCAAGGTAAGTATCACCCATAGCAGTAGATGCAAACACTCTAAATACGTTTCCATGCACTCGTCTACCATTATGTGTGGCAAACTCATATTTACTTGACACTTTATAAATCTTCTGAAACTCAATCAAATCATCACATTCATTAATTGTGTCTTCAACTGGTGTCTTATTTACTAAATAACTAACAATCGCCTTATTGATGATTGGCATATCGTAGTCTAATTTACTTAGCTTTTTGACATAAGCACCTTTACTTTCGATCTTTCCATCTTCATCAATAAACAAGTAGTTGTTTACATCTTTTTGATGGATTTCTTTAATGTAGTCAAACCCTAAACCCATACCAGTACGAGTTTCCCATTCATAGCAAATGTCGTCTGCTAAATTAAAATCGTCTTCATCTATTTTAATAATAAGACCATCCGTATTACTTTGGATGAGTTTATAGCTTGGAATGGCTTCCAGATGCTCTAACAAATCGAGTAGTAGCAGCTGACCATTCACACAAACGTTATTAGCCATGAGCGGATCATATAATTGATTGTATTTATCTTTACTACCACCATACGTACTATTGAGTACAATCTTTAGTGGAGCTTGTAATGGGTTTTTCTCTTTCTTATATTTAAGTCTGAGATTAATAATCTCATTATACTTTTCTGGATCAACCACGTTTCTACTTAAGAAGTTATATACTCTCATTAAGTTTGGATAGTATGAATTAACGTCTACGTGTAAGAACAATCCAGTATCATGATATTGCTCAACTGCACCATGTAATCCACCCCAAGCAAAAGTGTGTTCTACACCAGACACTTCAGTCACTAATGACTTACTATAATCTCGGTTGTCTTGGTCTAAAAACCAGTCTACAACGTGCTTGTACTTCTCAATTCTAAGGGTGTCAACCAATGTAATATCAAATTCATCTTTGCGGTCTACAAGCGGCTTTTTTGCTCCCAAAACAGTAGCGGCTAATTGAGTCTTAGTTTTACCGATATAAGATAATGGGAGATTGTACATTTTAATCAAGCCAAAAATAGCATCAAACTCTTGTTTCTGTTCAATGAAAACGTTTATTGTTTCCATAACGTCATTGCGGCAATATTCAATCGTTTCAGCCAATTCAGCTGGGTTAAGTTTTCGATCTAAATTGAAATCAACTTCACTCTCATAAATACTATGACCTTGGAAGGCTTCGAGAGTTTTTAAACCGTTAAAACCTAAATACACATCATACACATTGAGAGATATTTTGTTAAACAGCTTAGAGTATTGGTAACCCTTCTTACCTTCTACGATGATAAAGTCGTTTACTTCTTTTGGATTGAAGTCAAGTAATATAGCTTTAAGAATATAAGTGTCATAATTTCTGCAATTAAACCCAACCCAAATATCATTTTTATAATCATTATAGAGGCTCACCAACTCGTCTTTGTTATTGTGTATTACGAACTCTTTTTTATTGATTGGATCGATTGCTACGATTAGCCAGTCCATTTTAAATACTTCAAAGTCAAAAAATAGCATGTATTTTCCCTCATTATGTGATATTTTTAAGGGTAAAATGTGATTTTTTGTATCACACTTTACCCTTTATATTAATTAACCTTCATATACTTCTACGATCTTGTATTTACCGTAACCTTTTTTATCGAATGTGTATTCAAGTTGATATTCGAGTTTAGCTTCATTAATAGCTTCGTGAACATCGAGCAACAAGTTGTTAAATTGTGAGTAAGATTCAAAATCAATCTCAATTCCACTATCCAATGATTTAAGTAAATCTTTAACAATGTGAACTTGGAATGGTTCAACCAAGATTTGGTTCATAAAGATATAGCTGTTTTTGAAATTTCCAGCCAAGATCTTAAACCAAATAGAAACCATAGGTTTACCATTTTTAGATTCTCTAAGTTCCATCTTTTCAACTTTAACTTCATAGTTACCAGCTGGAACTTCCTCATACTCAGTGTTACCACCGTTTACTTCGTAATTTTTAACGTCTTCAGATAATTGTTTTGTGTTAATGTTTGCATCAAATTTTTCAAAAATATTCGCCATAATAAATCTCCTTTAAATTAATTTTTATTAAGCTCTAACTCGTCTACTTCTAGTTGGAGCAGCTTGTGGTTCAGCTACTGGTTCAGCAGCGGCTGGTTCTTCGACTGGTGTTGGTTCTGGTGTTGGCTCATCGGCAATTTCTGGCTGTGGTTCAGCTGGTTTTTCTTCCGATACTGGCACACTTTGTCTAGCTGGTCGGCTTGATTTTGCGTGTTGGTTTGCATCATCATACACCTTCATCAACGCATCATACTCAAGTGGAATTTCAGTGTTTGTAATACTCAAACGACCACCACCGAATACTACTTCATCAGTCTTGAACGATAATCTACGGTTTTCACCATCTACTACAATTCGGCAAACTACGTCTACCATACCAGCAATCTTCAATGCTGTTTTATCATTAATATTTGGTTTAATGGTTGTAACCTTATCACCAGATTTTTTAGTAATATCTTTTGTTGTATCTTCATGTGACAACAAGATGATATTTTCATAGTCCAAGTTCATCAAACGTTTCATTGTAGATAAGAACTCAGTTTTAACTGTATCGTAACCTTTACCAAAGCCAGCTTCACTTTCGTGTTCTACGCCTAATTTACCGTAGCAGTACAATCTACAATATTCATATGTATCTTCAAGAAGATCGACAACGATTGTCTTGAAGTCGTTTTCTTTCTTTTCAAGTTCAGCAATGATGTCTTTGAACACTTCCCATGCTGATTTTCTTGTGGTAATTCTTCCGTTAGTAGTAACTTCATCCTTAACTCTAAGATAAGCACCATCGAAACTGTTAATGTTTCCGTCAGTGTTAAGGAATAATGGATCTGGGAATTTGTTTGCTAATGTTGTTTTTCCAGCGAATGGTGGAGCATACAACCAGATCTTTTTGTATGCGATTTTATCCATGCTTCTTCTTTCATTTTTAGGTAGTAACATAATAATCTCCTTGTTTGTTAAAATATTCACACATTGCCCCATGTGTAAGGGTTGAGAATTGGGTTATCATACTATTTCATAATCAACCCCTTCTTTACACAGCTCTTTAAACTCACAATAGTCACATAGTTTAGTTTCATTTTTTGGATATTCAGTAGCCGATTCTATCTTCGCTATATCATCGAAGAAATCTCGCACCTTATTAGGATCATAGGTCATTTCTTCTTTTTTAATGATAGCTTTTTCACATTCAGCTCTTAATCGTTGCCTAAATTCATGTAACGTTTCAGTCTTCTTTTGTCTAATGTTTATCTTTGGAATAAACAAATAGTATAACCTTTTTGCATCTTTACGATAGTATTTGTATAGATGTAATTGGCGTGAGTCAGAATATCTGTTCGTATTTGATGTATATTTATAATCATAAATGTCCTTCGACATTTTGTCATCACTGTCACATAATAAATCAATATATCCCACAAAGTTTTCACAATCTATTTTGACTTCAGATTCACCATCTGGAAGCATTGCTTTAGCTTTTGGAATTAATATTTCCAATTTTATGACTTCGTGTATCTGTTCATCAGTGATAATTGGGAAATACGACAAATATTCTTTTACAGCTGTTTCAACATTAGTTTCCAGTCCTTTATGTAAGGCTGTACCTAATATCAACGGATTTGTGGCATCATAATTTGGTAATGTTTTAAGTTTGTCAATATATCGTAGCTTGTATTTATACGGACATTGGTTATAGGTATCAACTCTTGAGTAACTATATTGTGTCATCATTACCTCTCTTGGATGATTCCCAAATCCCAAGTGTAACTAAAGTTTTTATCTTGACTTTGTTTAATGGTTCGTATCAAGCTTTTAAACTTCTCAAAATCTTTAGGATATAATACAAGTGCCACTCCACCAGCTAGTTTGATTTCATCAATCGTATAAAGTTGTAACTTACTAGGCTTACCAGTTGGAGCTTTAACCTCAATGGCTACGAATATACCATTTACACACGCTAGTATGTCTGGGATTCCAGATTTGGTGAACTCACTCCCAGCCCAGTACTTAATTAACCACGCTCCTTCTTTTTTAAGGAACGCTTTAACTTTGTTTTCAAAAATTTTCTCAGCTGCCATAACTCCTCCTTATTCCACAAAAACAGATAATACTTTTAAAGCTGCTCTAAATCCTAGGATGATTGTTCCCACAATTTGAGTCCATAGTGGAATCTCAATCACACACAAGAGCATCAGCAATACTATTCCGATTTACCAATGCCGAAAATGAAATCTCTTTTTGACACACCATAATATCCAAACGGATCTCGTTCAGCTGCTTGAAATTCTCTGTATTCATCCCAAGCAACACTTTCATAATAGTCGGTAATATCATCACGAAAATAATCTTCA